ACAAAGAATGATAATGCAGACCAAGTTGATGTGCCGTTGCCAATTTTAATTTTGTCTAATGTAGTATCTAAGCCAAGTTCGCCTTCGCTTAGAATAGGATTTACTGCCGTCCAGTTTGTAGTAGTATCCCTTCTTATTTGTATTTTATTTGCCATTATGCGGCTCCTCCGTTGATTAGCATATCTGTAAATGTATCTGTAGTAGCGTTACCGCCGTCAAAAATTAGATCCTCAAATATTGTAGATGCAAAACCGTTATCTACAGTTGCAGATGTATTATATAAATCAAGTGCGTTATTTGGGTCGTCATAATTAGCAGATAAGCCAAACAGAGTACCGTTGGCTATCATTTCTGCTATTGTATCTTGTATAAGTTCTTTGAGATTGGCAGTTGTACCGCCGGTGATAGAATACAATTCCGTAAAGTTAGCATTAACTTTGTTAAAAGCAGCGAATAAACTATCGCCGCTTTTATCGTTTGGAAGTGTACCTGTTTTAATAATTAATCGTGACATAATTGATCCTCATTCTAATATTTATCGTAAAATGAGGATTAAATTATTTAGAAGTTATATCTTACTTTTAATACTGCACTTCTTTCAGGAACATTTACTGATGAACCTAAAATTCGTCCATTGTTATCTAATAAATTGTTAATACCTACTGTATATTCAAATTGCTTGAAGACATTATCAGTATACCCAATGTTAACTAATTTATAACCTTTTGCATACTGATATGTTCTAACATCATCTAGGTCGGCAACAGACATATCATGATCAGGTGCTTGGTAACTAAACTCACTCCAAACTTTGTTATAGTTCACTCTAATAAACCCAGTAAATGGAGATACTTTAGTGATTGGTTCGTATCCGCCAGTTAGTTTAGAAATAGAGCTATCCGTAACATTAAGTCGTGTATTGATACCAAATAGCGTATTAAACAACGATGAGTTAGTATATCCAATAGTCCCGCCATTAACTGTAGCAGTACCAAAGTTAACTGGCATATATGTATTTTTAGCAACAGTTTTAGAATTAATTACATTGTCTACTAGTTTTCTATACACATCAATATATAAACCATTAAGAGAATATCCAATTTTAAATGTATTTGCGCGTTCTTCAGTTAAATTAGGATTTGCAATACTTTTTCCTCTACCAGTAGTTTGCGATTGTTTTAAGTTTGCATAAGATGGAGCATTTACACTGCTGTCAAAACTTGCAAAGTACCCATTGTGATCAAAAATAACAGACCCTTCTGGATCTACAAAACTTAAAACATCAGTTGCTTGAACTTCTTTAGCCCCGCCGCTTATTGTTGTGTTAATTAGTCCATTGCGCTTCCATCGAACACCTTGCTTTGTAGTAGTGTACAGATCATTTGAAATTTGAGGATTTTTATTAGTTGCTGATTGTGCAACTCCGTTATCATATGTAATGTCTTCAACTGTATTTGCAGAATACAAACTAAGGTTATTAGTTAAGAAATAATCACCGTTAACTGTGTATTGATTTAGATCAGTATTAATAAATTTAGTGCCATCTAATATTTCTTCACTAAATTTTTGATAACCTGTAGTTAAATGAAATTTATCATAACTCATAGTGTGATTGAAATTGTAATAAGATTGGTCTAACCATGTATATGGGGTAGGTTTTTGTAATCCTGAAATTCGGTACCCGCCATTCCATTTATCTGTACGATCTAAGTCGCCTGAATTAGAAAACACAAATACTGATCGATTATTATCATTCCAGTTGTATTCTCCAATTGCAGCTTTATTATTATAAGAGCTATGTGGAATTGTACCATCTGCAGTTTCTACATTACCATAATCAGTACCACTAAATCCAATGCCGTATTTGCTAGTTTTATATGATGCAGATTGTATCCATCCTAATGCAGAATCAAATGTACCGCCAACGTGTGAAGAGTCAACTCCTATCTCACGATTAATAGTACCGCCAATGTTACCACCGTCTGATACACCTACTGACTTAGTAAATGCATCTGGTACCCAACTGTAATACTGATTAGGACCAGAGCGGAATAACGAATTATTCATTCTAATTCCGTTAATAGTTTGATCAACTTGGTTTCCAGTAAATGCACCAATGTATGGACTTTTCAAACCGGGAGAAGTTTGTTGTATTGGAGTTGAACTAGCAAATGTAGATGGAGTTAACTGTTGTTGAACTTCATAGTTAGTACCGTTAACTGTAGAGGTTAGTAGTTCAATACCTTCTGTAATGTCAATTTCTATTTCTGAAAAGCATGGAAATGACAGTAATAATGATATACTAAAAATTAAATATCTCATAATAAGTTAAAATTCCTGTAGTTAATGTTAATAATACACCCCATGTAATAAGGGCTTTGTAATAGGTTGATAGTGTAGTTCCAAAATACTGATTACCGACTGCAACGCATTTATGAGTAGGACTGATTAAATACGCAGCGTATTCTAGTGTAAAAAACCATAAGAAGTACTCATGGCCAAAAAGTTGAGATAGCACAATCGCAAGTGCAATAAATTTACCACTGCTACCTGTAATAAAGCTAAACATAAATGCACCTACTGAAATTCCAATAAATCCATATATTGTATCCATATTGTACGAAGTTGACTTGATAAACATTTCTAGTTCTCCGCTATGCAGTTTTATATAATTGCTTAAGATAATCACGCTTGCAACAATTATAATTAAATTCCAGTTGATATATTTTAAGATATTAACATATCGAGTGATAATAACATAGTATGATGCTAACGCGCCAAAGCAAATTAATTTATCAGTACCGTAAATGTATAATCCAATAGCAACAAACATTGGAAATGATTGATATAACAACTCCCAAAGGTTAAAACTCACATTAGGTATGTAAATATCAGCATCGTGTATGTTAGTACAAATATACCAACTAATGTAAACAAGACTAACTAACAGGATAGGTAAAACATAAGTAAGCCAGTCTACATATGACAAACCAAAAGCTGCCATTGGTAAGATAACAGTTTTTTCAAGTGGCGACCATAAGTAATAATGATGAGTTGACATAAAGTCGATAATACCTAGTTTTTCTCTGTTCTTAGTCGGTAGTGATACTGAATCAAGGAAACCTGCAGAAACTACTACACGACCTTCGATTGGTAATATACCACCGACTGCACTTATTAGTATAATTATTATTCTGTTATTTTTAACAGTATTTTTTATCAATGAAACTGCGGGTGCAAATAATTTAAATTCTTTTGCTAACCCTGCACTGATCATAATAAACCCAATCATTAACACAAATGAGAGGTCTTTAAACAGTAATGAGTAATCCATTTAATTATTTCCAGAATTGAAAGAACGGTTTTTTAATTTGTTGTTCGTATGCAGATTTTAATCTAGCTCGATTTATAATGTAAGACATGCCATTTAAGTATTTTCGTTTAAGTGACCATTTTTCGTCATTTTCATTTTTGTCACGTACTACAAAATCGTATTTTTTCTCAGTTAATGGTATTAAGTGTGCTAATGGTGTGCCTGCTTTGATAGTATACGAAGCATTAATATTCCAGTTTAATTGGATATTAATACTAGTACTAATTGCAGGATCTAATATACCAGATACTGCTTGAAACTCGTAACTATCTGGATAAGGTACCGCAGTCATTAAAAATTTAACACCTTTTGGAGCTAACACATTCCATGGTGTATTAATCTTTAGTACACACGGGTGAGTCCAATGTGGTCTCGGTAAGTGTTTACCAATTGTAGATGAATCATGTGCCTCAGCAACATAAGTTGATCCCATAAGATCTATTAATCGATCATCTGGAATTTCCCATTTAAAATTATTAGTAGTTGGCGTTAACGTTATATCATGCCATGCTGGAATTATAAATCCGTAATTAAACAGATCAAAAATACCCGGGCATCTATATATATGCGACGCATTTTTAGGTTGTTGCTTGTAATCCATTCTAGCTAATGATACCCAATTAGGTAACTCGCTAGATGGCCTAACAATAGGAACAGCATCAGCTAATCCGTATACATCAGAATAGAATTCTATTTTAGTCATAGTTTATGTGTTGTGGACAAGAAAACCGTATGTTAAATGCAATATTAATGCGATGTCTAGTTGATTTATTAGGTTCAGTTTCATGAGGTAACCATGCTGGCCAAACTAGCAAGTCACCGTCATTTGGTTTAAAAGAAATTGGACTAACAAAAGGAGCATACGGATTACACCCTTCAGTTAGATTCATAGGATTATGAAATATAATTTCTCCAGTATCTCTACCTTGTACATAATACACTGCAACATAATGATGTAATTTATGTTCGTGTAAGTTATTCTTACTACCTGGATTGTTGATGTTTGTCCAGTATTTTATTTCTGCATCTAAAAATGACTCTGTTTTTGTTTTATATATAGGATCAGTTTCAATATAATATCCAGTCGCTGCGTTAATGCTATCTTTAATTTCAGCCATTAGCCAACTAATGTCAGAATATTCAAAAAATGAACGCCAACAGCCGTGGTTTGAAAAACTAATACTTTCAGGAGTGCATTGATTTACACTCCATGCTTCTTTTAATAATTGAGATCGTTGTTCAGGTGTTCCGATATTTTGTTTATAAAATACATCGGCTGATAATATAGGAAATCGTTTCATTTTGCTACTACTACAATATATAATCCGTTCCACCACATAGAACTGTTTTCTAAACTGTTTAACATTTTCTTACTATACAATACAGTTAACCCTGCATCATCAATACCTGCGTTAGCACCTGCTACTACTTCTTCCCAATTAGCGTCGTCAAAAATTAGTATTGCGTGACTAGCAAGTGACCTAGTATAATGTTTAACTGCATTAGCTGTAGTGATATAATCGTGTGGTCCGTCATAAAAGAATAAATCAATGTTATTAATTAATAAAGTATCTACAGCTAGTAAATCACTATTATACACAGTAACATTCTTAAAGTCAATCATATTCTTATTAAATAAATCAAATGTATTATCGGGTAATTCAAATGCATCGCTTTGAGGTTGTATGTTTACACTCCAGTTATCTACACATATTGTATTAATTCCAGAACTAGCAACTGCATGGGCAGTTGCACCACTAGCAGATCCAATTTCAAGATAATTATTGCAGTGTTTTGCTAGTCCGTGTAATAATTGTTGTACTCTAGGAGAAGTTAATCCAGGTATATTTGTAGTAACCGGATAATTAACCGAAGTTACTAATTCATTAACTACTGCAATGATTAATGGATGTGATTGTTGATTTGCTTTAGCTGTGTATACGTTATCACAAAAATTACAATCCCAGCAATCAAATTTACAATTTTTAATTTTTTCACGCCATGCAGCTATTGGTTTATTTTCTAGATTAGTTTCTTGTAAGTATTCGTCGAACGTATTAAACAGTATCGGTTCATTGTTTGCATATCGTTTGATAATATCCATAGTTTCAAACATTCTAGTATGTGATTCTCTGCCATGCATTTTAAAAACATCAACATATGACAGTAATTCGTCCCAGTCTTCCTTCCACGGAGGTAAGTTTGCAGTCTTAAGAGGAGTTGCAGGATCAGTATATTCCCACTTAGGACAACTAACTCTACTAATAACATCATTGAAGTATTGCGGACTCGACCCTATTCTAGTGTTGTTAAACTGAAAATGTTCATCCATCATTGGACAATTTCCAGCACAACCTTCATTAGACAACAATGCAATTTTAACATTGAATTGTTTTCGTACACGATCAATTTGGATTAATGTATCTCTATCACGCATCAAATCTCGATCAATGTTAATATAATGAAAACCAGCTTTTGCAAGTTCTGCAACTTCATTAGCTCTAGATACATTCCGTAGAATTGTATTTTTTATTAGTAACTCAGGAAAGTGTTTTTGTATTTGTCCAGTAGCTACCCAGTGTGTATGTGGAATAGTAGCAGAACGTACACCTGCATCGTATAAATGTTGAAAGTTCTGTATAAACAGATCTAATGTATCTTGAGAAGGTCGTATTAAGATATTGTTGAATGTTGCACTTACAGGAATCCCTAGTGACTCCTGTATATGTAGTGCAGTTTCGATTGGAGCAAACTCGTTACTTAAAATAACATCGCCCATTGCGTCTTGTATAAAAGGCGGCATGCGGCAAGTAAAGTATAAGTCATAAATGTAATCTTTGTATTCTTGACAAAAATTATAAAACGTTTCAAATTGTTGTAGTGTAAGTTTAGGATTGATTGGTATTGAGAACATAAATTAGTTATAAATTTAATGTTGACCCTTCCGTAATTCCTAACTCTAATTGTAGCTTATATGGCATATTAATTTGAAACCTAGAATGTAGTAATACATTTGCATCAGTAATTGTATTACACGCGTAAATTTCATCTTGTACAATCTGCTTATTAGCTAATAATGCTATAGTTTGTTGGGTATAGTTGTCAGAAGCGGCAACAATGCGTTGTGATAATTCTGCTACTGTTAGCCCTCTAGCAGTAGCTAAAGTATTTAGTGACGGCGTAGGACTTGTAGGATCAATTATGAATTGTTGTGCTTCTAATAATTGAGTAGCCCAAGTTGCTACTTCTAAATTATTTCCCGGTGACAGTTTATCAAATCGTTTATCATAAGTGTCATTAAGCACCTTTTGCATATATGCTTTTAAAAACTTTACTGCATTTGATATGTTAGCATCAGTTAAAGTATATTTAACTTTTTCATTAGACAGTTCTGTTGAATTAATGATTTGTAGTTGATCGCTTTGTGAAGTATTTGGCCTAACTGATATAGTAGGACCGTAACTAGTAGCAAACATCCAACCATTTGCAGTATCTTCATCTATTACAGTAGCATTAAGAATTGAATAATCAATAATTTCGGAAATAGAATCGTCAACAAACCCAACTACATAATCAACAAATTGACCATATCGTTTAACTAATCCCATTGTCTTTGTATCGACAGTTTTAAATAAAATGTACATTATTTCTCCTGCGGATTAAATTTTAAATGTTGTGTTAATTTTTCCGGATTAAGACCTAACTGGAAGTTTTCATTAACTGATGATAATAATTCTTGTGTTCGGTATTCGTTACGTACATAATAATCACATGCTAATTTCATTACTTCGATTTGTTGATCTTCTGGTAGCATACCTACAGCTTCCATGTTTCCAACTCCTGCTCTACCATATGCAATCATATCTAACGCAGTTTGTTTAGCTAATCGTAAAGTCCAGTATTCTTTTTCTAATAGTTCTTCTTTTGCAGGATCTTTAATTGCGTCCATTATAAGTTCACCATTTGGTAATTTGCCTTCGTCGGAACTATTAATATCATCTAACAACTTAATGAATATCTGACGTTCACTATATGCATCTTTGATTTTATGTAAGTTCTTCTTTAATAACCGGTCTAAATGAATAATTTCAACTTCGTGTAAACTCTTAGTGCCTAAAGTTTCTGCAGTATCTCGTTTTTCAATTTCGATTGCTAGTTGACACTGTAGTTTTCTTGTCTCGTATTCTAAATTTTCAATAGCGCCTTCTCTGCTATTTAATTCTAACAAGTATTGCTTTATAATAGCATACGGTGTAATTTGTGCTTGACCTACAAAATGTTTAGCTTTAAATTCGGGCATTGCCCAATCGCGACTTAATGAGTATGCAATTAAATCTTTTTGATATTCAGTTAAATCTGTAGTTGTTGTTATTAAATCTTTACTTGTGTATGATACTAAATCACTCATTATTTTCCTTTATCCTTTCCATGCGCAATGACCAGAGCTACCACCAGGTACTCCGGTGCGTATACTACCAGAACCTAATTCAGTTCCAGTTTCGGTGGTATAACTAAATCTCCAACCTCGGTTGTTTTGAGCGCCGTCATAACACCCCATCATATATTGATGATCCTGTCCCATGTCAAAGTTTTCTTCTCCACTGTTACTAACTGGTTTAGCAACTGTACCTAAATTAGTTTCAGTACTAAATTGCCATCTACGTAAGTTATAACCCCCATTGTAGCTGCCTTCATTTCCGCAGTAGCCATTGCCTGTTTTGCTATTTATACCCTTTTGTTGACCGTGTGAACCAGATACGGATGTAGTAGTAATAGATGCAGTTGCAAATGTTATTTTTTGAGCGTTAGTTCCGCCGTATGCATATCCAACCTTTTCGTCGTTGATTGCAGTACCGGTACCGGAATCAGCAGTTAGGTTTTGCTGTCCTAACATAGTTTCTGTAGTCATGTTGAATACATCGACATCAGTTGACCCGCCGCCCATAATGTATGCCATTAAATGTTCTTTGAATGTTGTACCTGGCATGTCTCTACTAATTCTAGTATTCCAGTTAGTATTAGTACCGGCTCCTGTTTCAGTAGCCATATTAAATGCTGCAGTTAAGTTACTGCTAGCCATTACATCACCTGTACAAAATGCAAACCCACGTGTTAAGTTACATGCACCACTAATATAACCTCCTGCATATGAAAGCAAATCACCTAAATTAGTACACACGTCAGTTGAGTGTGCCATCCTATTAACATTTTTCCATGGACTACTATTTTGATATCCGGCCATTACATAACCAGTAGTAATAATTGTATTATACATGAATGTTCTTGCAGCAGTTGTAACTTCTACCCAACCTCTAGTTGAATTATCCCAAAGTTCTAATTTTCCACTGTCAGTATTATAAATTACTTGACCTTGTACTGGACTAGATGGTCGAGTGCTTGTTGTAAATTTTGGAAACTTCACACCAAATGTATTAAACACATCAGTAGTTGCACTAATAAATGCCATAATTTACCCCTTCCACGCACATGCACCGGAACTACCACCAGGAACACCTGTTCTAATACTACCAGAACCTAATTCGGTTCCAGTTTCCGTTGTATAACTAAATCTCCAACCGCGATTGTTTTGAGCGCCGTCGTACATTCCATACATGTATTGATGAGCTTGTCCCATATCAAAGTTTTCTTCTCCGCTATTACCAACTGGTTTAGCAACTGTACCTAAACTAGTTTCGGTACTAAATTGCCATCTGCGCAAATTATAACCCCCATTGTAGTCGCCTTCATTCCCGCAGTAACCTTTTCCCAATTTACTGTTTATACCTTTTTGTTGAGAATTTGACGCAGATATAGCACCAGTAGAAATCGTCGCTGCGGCACCAGTTCCAAAAGTAAGTTTTTGATTAGCATCACCCCATACAAATCCTTTAGTTTCGTCGCTTATCGCGCTAACTCCGTATTGATAACTTGGCTGACCTCCCATTGAAGTAAGTCCTTGAGCTCCCAATACAGTTTCAGTAGTCATATTAAATACATCAACGTCGGTAGGACCGCCGCCAAAGATGTATGAATACAATGTTTCTTTAAACACTGATTCACAGTCGTTTCTTGAATTTCGCATAGTCCAAATAGTAGCCACCGATGAGTCTGAAGCCATATTAAAACTAACAATATTAGTAGTAGTTCCTGGCCATGCGTTATCCGCGCCCCATATAAATCCTTTAGTTAAACTAGCCCCGCCGCCACAATACGCACCAGCCAAAGGTAATAAATCGCCTAAGTTAGAACACACGTCAGTTGCGTGTGCCATTTTATTAACATTTTTCCAAGGACTAGTGCTTTGATAACCAGCCATTACATAACCAGTTGTGATGATAGTTCGATATAAAAATGGAACAAGAAGTGCTGATGTAGTAGAAACTACAGTCCATCCGGCTAATGAATTATCCCACATTTCTAAAAATCCGGTATCGGTATTATAAATTACCTGTCCCTGAACTGGACTAGATGGTCGAGTGCTTGTTGTAAATTTTGGGAGATATACTCCTTTTTCGTCGGCAATTAATGCATTATTAGCACCTACTTTATACGCCATTTAATTTCTCCTTTAGCATTGCAACCTCTTCTCTTAATTCTTTTATTGATTCTATTAAGTACGGGACTAATCGTTCGTACTGTACAGTTAAAAATTCTTCATCTATTGCACTAGGACCGACTACTTCTGGTGCAACTTTTTGTACGCTCTGCGCGTTTACACCTACTTTAATACCGTCATCATTAATTCCTAACGAAAGTGCTAACTCATTTGGTCTATAATAAAATGTTTCAATTGCACAAATCGAATCTAATGCGTTAGTAATCTTACCAGTTACGGTCTTTAATAAAATATCAGAATATGATGAGTATACATCACCGGTTGCATAAATGTTTCCAGTTACTGATGTATTATTTTTAATAGAAGTAGTTCCAGTGCTTGCCCCAATGTTTAATGTAGTAGCAGCACCTGCAAAGTTAATAGTAGTTGCAGTAGTATTCCACAATGCTTGTGTTGTTTGTGTGCCTACTACAGTAGATGGATTTATAGTTAGCGTTCCTGCACTTGCGCCAATGGTAACTGATGAGTTGTTTAATGTTAAGGTTCCAGTGCTTGCTCCAATATTTAAAGTAGTAGCAGCACCTGCAAAGTTAATAGTAGTTGCAGTAGTGTTAAGTAAACTAAAACTAGTTGAATCTGTAAGGATTGATGTAGTCATAGTCGGGCTAGTTGCAAGCACGTTATTTCCAGAGCCGGTTCCTGTAACAGGAGGCGACGGTGTTAATTGCATTCTCCAATTAGTAGTTGATGACACATATATAAATGTAAGATATGTACCACTAATATCTAATATAGCAGATGTATCGCCTTCGATAGTAGCACCACTACCTGGCAATACAGTAACTGCATTAGTAGCAAATGTTTTAGTAACATCAATAATACCAATAACTGCACCGTCGGTAGGTGAAGCTGGAAACGTAATAGTAACTGCACCTGATGTAGTATTACATCTAACTAAATCGTTAACTGCTGCGGTATACGCTGCGGTTTTAATAGCAGTTACTTGTAGACCGGTTACAATAGTTGACCATGATGCATTAGTACCATCAGTAGTTAAGTATTTTCCACTATTACTTGTTTGGGTTGGTAATGTAATTGGTGGAGCAGATGACACCCACGTGGAGCCATTACTGGTTAACAAGTTACCAGTAGTACCAGGAGCAACTGCTTGTAACGCACTAGTTCCATTTCCTAACAATACGTTATTAGCAGTTAATGTAGTTGATCCAGTACCGCCACTTGCAACTGCTAATGTAGCACTAAGTCCGGCTGCAGTGCCAGTTGTGTTTTGATCCCAAGTCGGAGTTGTACCTGATAAGTTTGCATAAGTGTACCCAGTACAATTAGTTAACGTACCACTTGTAGGAGTACCTAACAATGGAGTAACTAACGTTGGACTAGTTGCGTATACAACAGCACCAGTACCAGTACCTGATACAGTTCTTGACGGAGAATTTTGTACTCTCCAGTTTGTGCTTGCTGCAATGTATACAAAGGTAACATATGTATTATTAATATCAAGAACAACTGCAGTGTCACTTTGAACAGTGGCACCTGCGCCTGGTAATACAGTTACGTTATTTGTAGCAAACGTACCGGCAATATCAATAATACCAACAATTGCACCGTTAACTGGAGATGCCGGTAAAGTAATGTTAAATACCCCTGCCGTTGAATTAGCACTAACTAAATCATATGCAACTGCAGTATAACTTGCTGTTTTAGTTGCAGTTACATTTAACCCGGCATTTAAAGTTGCCCATGATGCATTTGTACCGTCCGTAGTTAAAAACTTTCCACTATTACTTGTTTGTGTTGGTAAACCATTAATTGCTTGCCAAGTTGCAGTAGTTGAACTTGTTGCTGTTAAAACCTGCCCAGTTGTTGGCGCAGTTGCAGCACTAATTGACACTGATGTAGTAGCAGACTTTAATGAATACCCAACTGCATTAGTACAGTTTGCCAAATCACCACTTGTAGGAGTACCCAACGCGCCACCTGATATTAAATGAGTTGATGTGTCTAACGATGCTACACCGTTAGTCATTACAATTAAACCAGTGGTAGAAGTTGACAAACTTGATATAGTAGTTAAGTTAGCATGTTTTGCTTGATAGTTAGTTGCAATATCGGTAATGTCGCTTACTGTTAACGTAGTTGAACCTGTAATTAACCCTTTTGCATTATACGTTACTTTAGTACCAGTGCCGGCAGTAACTACATTAGCTAGTGTGATAGCCGCAGTGGCATTTGCAGAACCGTCAAAACTAACAGTCCATGTTGCATCGCCAGTTGTTGAAATACTTCTAGCAGTAGCTAATTTAGTAGCAGTATCTGCATTACCTGCAGTTGGACTAATTTCAATATATGCAGATCCTGTCCATCTGTATATAGCATTAGTATTAAGTGCTACATAAATTTTAGCAGTTTCACCAGTAGCAGGAAATCCTGCTAAATTTGCATACTCTAATACATCGTCTACATAACTAGGTAAGTAGGTAGCTGAGATTTTAGAATCGCTACCTAGCGGAGCAATACCAGATGCTGCACCAATAGTTGATGATAACACTGCATCAGTAATCCCATATCCGGATAACGTAGTTGGTTTAGTTGATAAATTTGCAAATGTATATCCAGTACAATTAGTTAATGTACCACTTGTAGGAGTACCTAACAATGGAGTAACTAACGTTGGGCTAGTTGCATAAACTATACTACCAGTACCAGTTCCCGATACAGTCGCAGAAGGCGTACTTTGGATTTTCCAATTGGTTGATGCTGAAATATATACAAAGGTAATATAAGTGCTGTTAATATCTAAAACAACCGAAGTGTCACTTTCTATAGTTGAACCAGAACCTGGTAATACAGTTACGCTATTTGTAGCAAATGTGCCAGCAGTATCCATTATACCAACAATTGCACCATTAACTGGTGATACTGGTAAAGTGATACTAAACGCGCCAGCTGTGGTATTAGCATTAACTAAATCATAAGCAAGTGCAGTATAGTTTGCAGTTTTAGAAGCAGTTACGTTTAACCCAGCATTTAAAGTTGCCCATGATGCAGTAGTTCCGTCTGTAGTTAAAAACTTGCCACTATTACTTGTTTGCGTTGGTAATGTAATCGGTGGAGATGATGACACCCATGTGGTGCCATTACTTGTTAACAAGTTACCAGAAGTTCCTGGTGCGACTGCTTGCAATGCACTAGTGCCGTTGCCAAGTAATACATTGTTAGCTGCTAAAGTAGTGGCCCCAGTACCACCACTGCCTACTGCTAACGTAGCACTAAGTCCAGCTGCAGTTCCAGTTGTGTTTTGATTTAATGTTGGAAATGTACAGTTAGCTAAATTACCACTTACTGGAGTTCCTAATGCTGGTGAAATTAGGGTCGGGCTAGTTGCATAAACTATACTACCAGTACCAGTTCCTGATACAGTTGCAGACGGCGTACCTTGCACCTTCCAATTAGTACTTGCTGCAATATATACAAAAGTAATATAAGTGCCGTTAATATCTAAAATAACAGATGTATCGCTTTCTACAGTTGCACCGGATCCTGGTAGGACGGTGATTGAATTAATAGCAAATGTGCCAGCAGTATCCATAACACCAACAATTGCACCATTAACTGGAGATGCTGGTAAAGTAATACTAAAAGCGCCGGCAGTTGAATTTGCATTAACTAAATCATACGCAAGTGCAGTATAGTTTGCAGTTTTAGAAGTAGTTACATTTAGACCAGCATTAATAGTTGCCCATGATGCGCTAGTGCCATCGGTAGTTAAGTATTTTCCACTATTACTTGTTTGCGTAGGTAAACCATTAATTGCTTGCCAAGTTGCAGTAGTTGAACTAGTAGCAGTTAACACCTGTCCGGTAGATGGTGCAGTAGCAGAACTAACATCTATTGATGTTGTAGCTGACTTTAAAGAGTACCCGATTGCATTTGTACAATTAGATAAATTACCGGAAGTCGGAGTACCTAAAATTGGAGTAACTAAAGTTGGACTAGTTGATAATACAACGCTACCGGAACCGGTTGAGGTAATAACCCCAGTACCGCCATTTGCTACTGGCAAGGTTCCGTAGTTTGTCCCTCTTAACACTGAAGATAAATTTTTCATTATTACAAAATTCCTTTATTGTGTATTTAACTGTTTTTATACTTTCTCATTCTATGACGTTATTGGCAATGCTGCAGATGGCGGTACAAAGTGAGTAGTATACCTTGCTATTCCTTTAGTAAATCGGAAATCTGCAATGTAACCATTCCAATAAGTATTAGATGGATAAGTTAACCCGCCAATTTTAATACCAGATGCCCCACCGTCTGACATTGCAGATGCGTTAGCTACTGTTGTTACACTCTTAACACCATCTAAGTACACACTAAATAAGCCGTTTGATCTTACAAGTGCAACATGATGCCATGCTTGTACTGATATAGTCGGCACTGTATAATCCCATGCGCTACCGGATGTATCAGATTGTCCGTTATATATTGCAAATGCGATAGCAGTTGAATTACGAACATTAAACATCCAGTTGCCGTTTTTCCCAACAGTATAATACCCTAAGCTACCAATTAAATCATTATTAGTTGACCAGGATGCACCTGCCCAATAAAACCATAATTCAATAGTTAGATTACCAGTACCAAAGTCTAAACCAGCACTTGCAGGTAATGTTATATAATCCCCAGTTCCGTCAAAGTACAACGACGTAGTTCCGTATTTTTTCTGTGTAGTACTAAGTTGAACATTACCGTACGGTGTAATTGCTAATGCAGCAGTTGATTTATCTACTATTCTATATGACGGTAATGCTGCGGTTGGTACAGTAATAGTTCTAGCGACACCTTTTGTAATTCTAAGGTCTGCTATATAACCTGTGAGTTTAGTGTTTGCCCCGTTATAGTCTGCACCAACAGAGATTGCATATGGGTCTGAATTAATAGCAACTGAAATAGTAGCTGTTCCAACAGAACTACCGTTTGCATAAAAAGTTAACGTGGAGCCATTTCTTACTAATGCAAGATGTGTCCATGCGTTAGTTGGTACTGTATAACTAACCGAAGGTGTGACGTTAGTGTTATATATAAAATAAATCTGATTTCCTTGAACGAGCCATAGCCAAGAACAATTTACACCACTCTGATGTGACCCAATTATCTGAAAACTTGTAGTATTTGCTGGATTAATCCAAGTTTCTAATGTAAAATTAGATGAACCAAATCCAAATGAATTTGCAGGTAACGTTAAATAACTATTACTACCGCTAAATGACATGCTGCTGCTATTATATTTCTTATTGGTAGTGTTAACAGTAACATTTGTATTTGTAATAGCATTATGCTGATTAGACCAATCAATAAAATCATCACCAGTTAACATTAATGATACGTTTGACCAATTTGCATCTACATCAGTTGTTTCGCCATTTACTAATAAGCTAACTGCTGAATACGCAGGATCGATAGGTAATGCAACATTAGATGCCGAATATGGTAATGATGCAACTGGCGGAGTAAAGTTAGCAGTATATCGAGCTACGCCTCTGGTTATACGGAAATCGTTAATGTATGCGTTTACCCACGCACTCGTAACACCGCCAATAAACCATGATTCTGCAGAATTATTGTCTACTGATCCAGAGTATGTAATAGACCCGTCAAGAACACCATTAACATACATCTTTATAGAAGTACCGCTTCTTACTACTGCTAAGTGATACCAAACTTTATCAACGACTGTTATACTACCGATTATAGCAACGTCGTTATTTGGTTGATAATTACCAATAGTAACTGCAAATACAGATTGATGCTGATTATGTCGATCATTCATAGCAAAACAATTAGTAGGATATCCTTCAGTATTACCCCAGATTGTTGGCCAAGGTGATGAACGAGTTACTGGATAATACCAACATTCAATAGTAAAATCCGCAGTACCAAATGCAAACGTAGCACTTGATGCAAACGTTAATGATTGATTGGTTCCATTGAAATACATACTACCAGTACCATACTTTTTAGTAATAGTATTAATTGCTACTGAATTATTATTAGTAAAAGTCTTAGGACTACTACTCAAGTCAGTGAATGAATCTCCAGATAATAACAAAGCAACTGAACTATAATATGGGTCTGCTTGTATTAATCCGCTAGCAGGCATAAGTGCTGCTGTTGGAGGGAATGGTGATGGAGTAAAATTAGCAGTATATCTAGCAATGCCTTTGGTTACACGGAAATCGTCTAAATATCCAGTAAAATAATAATTATTGCGGATATCTTGTTTACCAATAACATTAGTTCCGTCAGACGTAAACGAAAAATTAGCAGGCAACGTTAATGATGCTGAATTAACGCCATCTTTATACAATACAAATGATGTTCCTGACCTAACAAATGCAAAATGAATCCATGTGTTCATATTAAAAGGAACGCCCGATGATATTGTTACGCTTCCTGCATTGTTATATCCTAACATCAAATTATCACTAGAACTTGAATGACACGCAATACATATAGAACCTGCATATCCAGTCCAATCTGAACCGCTATTTCCAGTAGTGCTAAACAATCCTTGATAGGTAGTAGTTCTAGAGGTCTGATGTAACCAACATTCAATAGTAAAGTCATTAGTTCCAAACGCAAAATTAGTAGAGTTACTAATTGCTAAGTAATCTCCAGCTCCATCAAAATACATAGAAGTTGTATTAAATTTGGTTTGTGTTGTACTCGATACTGAATTGCCATATGCGGTTATTGTTTTTGGAGGGCTACTTAAATCGCTAAACACTGCACTATTATTAGTGCCATTGCCGTTCAAAAACAAACTAACCGAAGAATAAAACGGATCACCGGCAATTGGCACAACACTATTCGATGCACTTGAACTTATGCTTGTACCTAAATTGTTAGTAGCAGTTACAGTAAATGTATATGATGTTCCAGAAGTTAACCCTGTAACTACTATAGGCGAACTTGCGCCGGTTGCAATCTGACCACCTGAAGATGTTACAGTATAAATTGTTATTGTATCACCACCGTTTACTACAGGTGGTATAAATGCTACTGATACTGATGTACCTGATATTCCTGTAGCAGTACCTATAGTTGGAGGATTTGGCTTAGTTTGCCCAATCGCCCATAGTAATGCGCTTTTTGCAGCAATGTGATGTGGCAATGTCCATACGCCATTTGCTCTACCAGTATATGCAGTTCCGTTTGGAGTGTTAGCAACACTTCCAATCATTCCGCCTTGAAATCTAGACATAGTACCTCCTTACGAAATATCATCATACGAAATCGTATAATTTATTTTACTAGCAGTACCTGATGTTACGATTACTGACATGTTTTCTTCTAAGTAAACTGATTTATCTAATAATGATAATGCAGAACCGGCCGGAACAGACACTAGATAAATTAATGGATATGCAGTACCGCCACTTGGTGCAGATCCTTGTGCAACAGCACCGTTAGTATATAGTGATACAGTAACGTTAACTGAGTTAGTACCGTCGACATTAGTGGCAATTAGGGTATTAATTTTTAATACTTTTCCACTTGATGCTGTGTTTGTAAGTAATACTACGTTAGTAGTTGCTGACGGTGTTAAGTACGTAGTCCTACCATTAATAGTTGCTACGTTAACAATATTAGGTGCAGCCATTTATTAGCTCCCAAATACAATTGACATTGCAATTGCTTTTCCAGTAGTAGCAGTTGCAACATCGCCAGAACCAAGTAAGCTATTACCGTTTACTGTTTTAATGCTAGTGCCTGAAACTAACAATGTTTGAGCGCCTAACGCCGTTAATGCAGCCGATGCAGACGTTGAACCAGTACCGCCGTTAACGATAGGTAAAGTACCGTATTGTGTACCACCTGTTAAGATAGTTGAAAGAGTTGTAGACATGTATATTCCTTTTTATGTATTTAGTATTTACAATGTTGGCCATTCAATGTTAAGTGGAAACCCTTCTTGTAATGTAATATCACGCAACGCTTGTCTATAAGTTGCGTATGCAGTTCTATCAATTGGTGCATCTAACACTTGAGTCCAATCAGTATCTTTTAATAATTGATTACGAGTTAATCTAATAGTTTCTGCTTCGATATTTAATTCGCTAGATAAATCATCTGCTGTTTTTTCAACAACTTCTACCGTATATACATAGCCATTTTCAAGATACGGATGCACTGTTACTAGTTTATGAGTAGTTTGATCGTGTTCTTTCCAGTGATACGCAATATATGACGAATTTTCAGATAAGAAGTCGTCATTAGGTCCAGCTGCAGCAAATGATACATTTGGAAATAATTTTTTATAATTACCAAGTTTAATCACTTGGTTGTTTTCAATAATTGCAATGTCCATAAAATCTCCTTAAGACGTTGGTAATATAGTAGGGGGTGTGAAATTAGCAGTGTATCGTGCTACGCCTTTTGTGATACGGAGGTCGTCTATGTAGCCTGTCACAAATTCACTAGACGCAGACTTACCAATTATAGAACCATTAGTGTTTGGGAAATTAGTTGCAATTGTACCCGAATATCCTAAAATTCCATTGACAAATACTCTTAGAGTTCCGCTACTACGGGTAACTGTAACATAGAACCAAACGTTATCCCCTGGATTAATATTGCTAGTTCTAAAATTACCGTCATAAAAGAAAATAGCGCCACTTGCATACGAACCAATTACGAAGTAACCAGCTCCAATGGTAGTAAGTGATGTATCATGCGTGTACGCCATAAAAGCACCACCTGATTGACGATATCCCCAGAATTCAATTGTAAAATCGCCAGTAGATAAATTTAAATCCGTTGACGGTGATACGGTTAAATAATCACCACTGCCATCAAAGTACATACTCCCAGTTCCGTATTTTTTAATTAAACTGTTAACTTGAACATTACCGTAAGGTGTTACTGGTAATGCAGTTGGTGATTTATCCATTATAGGAAAGTTTGGTAATGATGATGTTGGCACTGTAAATGAATAAGGATATCTATCTACACCTTTGGTAATTCGTAAATCGTCAATGTATCCAGTGATATAATCGTTAGTTGATGTAACGCCTGCACCAATTATAAACGATCTATTTGAATTATCTAGAGAACCTGCAAATGTTCCACTTGATTCTAATGTTCCGTTAATGAATAATTTAAACACACTTCCGGATCTAGTAATAGTAATATGATACCAGACATTATTAAAAAATGATGTATTGCTTACTAACAACGGAGTAGACGTTGCGTAATTATAAGCAAAAAATGTTAGTTTAGTAGAACTGATTGAAGCATGTCTATCAACTAAACTTATTTGATCAGTCCCCCAAATGCTTGCACCGATATTACTAATAATACACGGATGGTTATTTGTCTTAGCTGTTGGGTAATACCACAGTTCTAGAGTAAAGTCCCCAGATCCTAAAACTGTAGAAGTGGTTGAAGCAGTTAAGTAATCCCCACTACCGTCAAAATACATGCTACCAGTGCCAAATTTATAAGTTGCATTTGACGTAATTGAAGTATCACCTACTGATGTTACTACTAATGAATTAGGTGATTTATCTAGTGGAAAGGTCGGTAACGCAGCAACCGGCCCAGGCGCAAAATTAGAAGTATACCTTGCTATTCCTTTAGTAAATCTAATATCGTCAAAATATGCATCGATTGTATTGCCACCTACGCACATTAATTGGCCAGTAAAATATCCAATTGATGCAGAGCTAGTGCTAGTTGCTATAGAAATACCGTTTCTATAGATAGTAAACGTTGATCCAAATCTAACTAATGCTACATGATACCAAGTGCCAGTTGACCATCCTGCATTGCTACCTTGGTTAACAATAGCAGTATAACCTGAAACACGTAAACTTGCACCGAATCCGGAATCATGTACGAATTGCCAATAGCTACCGGAATTGTCCCATTGTAATACATATTTTCGATCAGTACCAAACGAATTAAAGTTAACCCAGCATTCAAATGTAAAATCACCAGTCGAAATGTCAGTAGCAGTCGATGCAGGAAACGAGATATACTTGTCACTGCCGGTCATATTCAAAGACCCAGTACCATACTTAAAAGTTGATGTACTTACGGTAACAGAATTATTGTTAGTTAATGCGATATGATTTTTTGAACTATCTGATATCGTATCACCATTTAATAAAAACGAAACATTATTCCAGTACTGATCAACACTAGTAGTATCCCCGTTTAATAGTAATGAAACATTATTCCAAGATGCATCACCTGTTTCAGTTCCAATCGGTAATGGTAGTGCAGCTGTAGGTGGAGTAAAATTAGCGGTATATCTGGCCACACCCTTTGTTACACGTAGGTCGTCAATGTAACCAAATGTAGCTTGATATAAATCATAAGACTGACCAATGTAGCAATTAGTTCCGACTATATTATCGGTTGAAGTGGCGCTACCAACATTTACTCCGTTTAAGTACATTGTCATAGTTGTACCGGATCTAACAGCAGCAATATGGTACCACTGATTTAAATTAGTGATTACTGATGATATTACATATGTATTTCCAGAATAAAAATAAGGTGCTCGATTGGTGCCGTTAGCTACAATAATACCGTTTAGGTAA